GTTCTAGAAGCACAAGAACAACCTAACTACCAAGAACTACTTAACCCACAGGTTGCTCAGACTGGGCAGATTCCACAACAGCCTAATCCAAAGCTTATGGAGAGTCAAGCAAAAGTGCAAGCTCTCGGACAAGCTTCTCAGATTAAACAGCAAGAAGCTCAGTTTAAGTCTGAGTTGTCTATGCGGGATCAGCAGTTTAAACAAGCAATGGAAGCCCAAAAAGCAGATATGGAAGCTCGACATAAAGAGGTTCTTAACTCTCTGCAACTGGCTGTCCAAACGCACACAGAGAATATGCGAGTTGCTCAAGATCGACAAAAGTTCGTTCAAGGCACTATGCACAAAGAAGTGGACCATCGCCAAAAGGTATCTCACCAAGAACGCATGGCTGCTGTAAAACAAAAGCAGGCTTCACAAAAGCCACCTTCCAAAGGGAAATAAACATAAATGACAAAAGGTGATTTCGTTGACTGGAAAAACAGTCCTATTACGAAAGCCCTCTTCTTGGCCCTGACAAATAATGTTGAGGGCCTTAAAGAAGAATTGGCTTCATCTGCTGGTGTAGATACTAGAGCAGATGCCGTTAAAGTTGGAGCTATCCAAGCTTTCAGGGACGTACTAGATACCGAATGGTTTGAGGAAACAGAATGATTGAACCCACACTTCACAGAATTATTGTAAAGCAACAAAAGCTTAACGAAGCCCACAAAGAATATCAACGAGCCGAGGCCATTGGTATTATTATCCCAGAACATGAGGATAACAAGCGGGCACAAGCTGGTGTTGACAAAGGCACTGTAGTTTCTATTGGTCCAACGGCCTATCGAGATTATGGAGTTGATGTACCAATTAAAATTGGGGATGTAGTTGCTTTTGCACGGTATAGTGGCAAAACAATTGTTGATCCAAAAGATGATGAAGAGTATGTCGCGTTGAATGACGAAGACATTGTGGCAATCCTAACGAAAGACTGATATGGCAGATGAAATTAGTGGTGGTAATGAAGAAGTACAACTGAGTGCTACAGAGCAGCAAGCAGTTGATGCTGGCTGGGTTCCTAAAGATGAATTCCTTAGCCGTGATGGTGCTGAAGAACATAAGTGGGTAGATGCTGGTGAATTCCTGCGTCGTGGAGAACTCTTCCGTAAAATCGAAGATCAATCCAAGCAACTGAAAGATGTTCGTAGTGCTTTGAATGAAATGAAAAAGCTTCATGGCCAAGTCCGTGAAGTTGAATATAAGCGTGCACTCGATACTCTCAAAGCTCAAAAGAAAGAGGCTTTGGAAAATGGAGATGCAGATGCAGTCCTTGCTGCTGAAGATCGAATTGAACTTGTAAAAGAACAAGTCAAGCAAATGCAAGCCGAGCCTTCTGCTCGTGACGATGCTGGGGCAGAACACCCTGAGTTCGTAGCTTGGACAGAACAAAATAGTTGGTATAAATCCTCTTCTCCCATGAAAGCATTTGCAGATGCTTTGGGACAAGACCTTGCTCGTGCTGGTAACAGTCCTGCTGAAGTCTTGCGTAAGGTAGCCGCAGAAGTTCGTAAAGAATTTCCTAATAAATTTCGGAATCCTAATCAGGAAAAACCCGGAGCAGTAGAGTCAGGTAAGGGAGCAGGTGCACAACGCCAGTCCTCTTTTACCTTGTCAGACGAAGAACGTCGCGTTATGCATACCTTTATCCGCACTGGTGTTTTCAAGTCGGAGAAGGAATATGTCGAAGAGTTGAAGAAAGTTCGAGGTTAATATGACCCAAAAAGAAGCAATTTCTAAGGCCCCAGCAGGCCGCGTTACCCGAGTTCCTGTGAGCCAGCGTAACATTCTTACGGTAAAAGGGAAAGACCCCAATTATGAATACCGAGTCGTGAACGATGTAGATGATCGTATTACGCAATTCGTTGAAGGCGGCTATGAGCTTGTCGATGACGAATCCCACGATGTAGGTGACAAGCGTGTATCGCAAGGTACTGCTCTTGGTTCCAAAAAGGTGTTTTCTGTTGGTCAAGGTACTAAAGGCTATTTGATGCGAATCAAAAAAGAATGGTACGAAGAAGATCAAGCACGAAAACAAAAGTTTGTGAATCAACAAGAAGCCTCCATCAAGGAAAAAGCTCTTGATGGTAATTATGGATCAATCGAATTTAAACGCGACTGACCGTTTCTATTGCCATTAGGATTATACAAATTTGACTATTTGGAGAATTACTAATGTCAAGTGTTTCCCGTCTTAACGGCTTTAAGCCTGTTAAAACAACCACCGGCGCCCCATATAACGGCCAAGGTGAAGTAGCTTTCGTTCCCGCTTCTGATTCTACTGTAATCATGGTGGGTGATGCCGTTAAATTGCTGGGCGATTCTCGTACAGCTACCGGCGTTCCAACTGTAACTCGCGTATCTTCTGGTACTGATATTCCTTTTGGTATTGTTGTTGGTATTTTGTTTACTGGTGTCGGTGATGCTCAAAACATCCCCCCTGTAACTGACCTCAACACTCCAGTATATCGCCGTGCCTCCACAGATCGCTATTTGCTTGTCTGTACCGACCCTAGCGTTGTGTATGAAGCACAGTATCTCAGCCTTGGTGTTGCTGCTGCTACAATCACAGCAAACGTGGGTTTGAATGGTAGTTTTGATGTGACTGCTGGTAGTACCGCTTCTGGTTCTTCTGGTATGTCTATTGCAGCTTTGTCCGCTACTACTGCGACATTGCCCCTTAAGGTTGTTGGTTTCCCCAACCGCCCAGACAACATCCCCGGTGACACATACTTCAGTTATTACGTCAAGCTCAATAGCTCGACCAATACTGGTGGTACTGGTCAGACTGGTGTTTAATTTTTAAAGGAGCAATAAATGTCCGTAATTAATAGTGGCTCATTCGCTAAGGCTCTCTGGCCTGGTGTTAACGCATGGTATGGCCGTGCCTATGACGCTTACCCAGAGGAATACACAAAACTGTTTGAAAAACAGACCTCTAGCAAAGCATTTGAAGAAGATGTTGGTATCTCTTCGTTTGGTTTGGCTGTGCAGAAATCTGAAGGTGCTCCAATCTCTTATGATTCGGAACGCCAAGGTTTCATCTCTCGCTACCAACATGCTGTGTATGCACTGGGTTTCATCATCACTCGTGAAATGATGGAAGATGACCAGTATGACGTAATCGGTAAACGTAAAGCTGAAGGTCTTGCCTTCTCTATGCGTCAAACCAAGGAAGTCATTGGTGCTAACGTGTACAACCGTGCTTTCAACTCTGCCTATACTGGTGGTGATGGTAGTGCCCTGATTGCGTCTAACCATGCAAACATCAAGGGTGGTACATGGTCTAACCAAATTGCAACTGCTTCTGACTTGTCCGAAGCTGCGTTGGAACAGGCATGTATCGACATTGCTGGTTTCACTAACGATGCTGGTTTGCTGATTGCAGTTCGTCCTGAATCCCTTGTGATTCCTCGTCAACTGATTTTTGAAGCAAAACGTATCTTGGGTACTGATGGTCGTGTTGGTACTGATAACAACGATCTGAACGCTATCAAAACAATGGGTTCTATTCCTACTGTTATCACTAACCACTTCTTGACAGATACTGATGCTTGGTTCATCCGTACCAATGTACAGAATGGTCTGAAGTACATGGAACGTCGGGCTGATGCCTTTGATATGGATAACGATTGGGATACTGAGAACGCTAAGTTCAAGGCTACCGCCCGTTACTCTTTCGGTTGGACTGATCCCCGTGCTATCTACGGTAGTGCTGGCGCTTAATTAACCTAGGGGAGGGGTTTATCCCCTTCTCTACTCTAAGGAATAATTATGGGCTTGAAACTCACTGATCTAACACCTATTTCTACAACTGGCCCGACGGCCAATATTCCAGCAAACAAAGACATTGTTACCAAGGTATTTGCAGTAAGTCGTTCCGACATTACTTCTACTTTGAAAGCAGTTCTTCCTGCTGATGCGTCTGTTATTGAAGTATCTAAATTGGGTAATACCAACTCCGATGCTGCTACTACTGCGACTGTAACTATTGTCATTTCTAATAATACTGGAGCTATTTCTACAGGAACAGCTTTGGATGTTAAAACTGCCGGTACAACTACAACACATGTACAGATGCCTAATTTGCCTAATATTGAGCCTTTGCCTTTGTTGGGTGATTTGCGTATTACGGCAACGTATGCAGAAACAGGTACTCCGTCCACCACTGGTGGTCCTTGGTACATCAAAGTATCTTACGTTCGATAACTTTAAGAGGGGCTTCGGCCCCTTTTTTCTAAGGAAATTCCATGTCTGGAACTGCACAATCTAGCGGATTAAAAGCCGCTGGGACTTATCAAATTTTTACTGGTCGTGGAGTCATCTCTGGCGTCCATGCTATTAGTGATGGTACTAACGTAGCCACTGTTGTTGTTTATGATAATGCTTCTGGAGATACTTCTGGAAATATTATTGCTAAAGTAAATGGCTCTGTTAATACTGGCTCTAACGGCGTTATTCTCACTACCCCAGTCCGATGTGATATTGGCTGTACTTTGGTAGTATCTGGAACAGGATCGCCTCAAGGTCTTGTACACTTCGGAGCATAATAATGCAAAACTGGCTAAAACTAGGCGACTATAATGCCATCTGTGCTAGCTGTGGCCGTAAGTTTAAGGCCAGTACAATGCTAAAACGTTGGGATGGATTGTTTGTTTGTAAAGCTGATTATGAAGTTAAACATCCACAGCTTTCTTTGCGCGTACATGGGGATAAACAAACAGTACCGATTCCTCGTCCTGACTCAGTTACAGATGTGTTCATTAACTATTGTGATATTATTAATTCACAGGGAATTGCTGGAATAGGAATTTCTGGATGTATGGTTGCTGGTAAAGTAGCTACAGGATCACTAAAATAAGGAAAATTAATGGCTTCAACTACTTTTATTGACGGGACTACAGTTGTCCCAGCGGCGTGGCTAAATGATACTAATACATCTGTATATACAACTGTTCCCAATATAATTGCTGGCACTCAAGCAGTAGGAAATGCGACTAATGCTGTTAACGCTACAAATTTAACTGGCTCTGGAACTATTAGTAGCACTACAACTGGAACAACCCAATCTGCTGGTAACAACAGCACTAAAATAGCTACTACTGCTTATGCCGACACTGCTGTGGCAAATGCAGGAAATTTATTTGTTGCTTTAACTGGTAATCAAAATATTGCAGGTACAAAAACTTTTTCTACAACTCCTATTGTCCCCATACAAAGCTTAATAAGATTAAATACGGCCAATGGGTATGGAAGCACTAACACCAAAATTAGACGCTTTACCAATACTGTATTGACACAAGGCTCTGACATAACTTATACGGATAGCGCCACTTTGGGTGCTTCTTTTACATTAAATGTGGCTGGTGTATATTCTATTTCTTATTCAGAGACACTTTCTGGGGGTGGATTTTGTGGAGTGTCTTTAAATACCACACAGCCTACAATAGCAATTACATCTATTACTGCTTCTGACGTTTTATGTGGCAGCGCGAATGCTTCTGGAGGAAATGGCCCTTCCGTATCTTGGACAGGTTATTTGCCTGCTGGCTCTGTTCTTAGGGCACATACAGACGGTACTGGCTCAAGCGGAACATTTCAATTTTTTACTATTGCAAGAGTGTGCTAATGGATTATCAAACACTATTTAACGTTTTTTTTGGTGTTGCTGCTGGAGTGTTTGGCTGGTTTGCAAAACAAGTATGGCAAGACATAAAAGATGTGACAAAAGCCCTTGCAGAACTTCGTGTGGAAATTGCTACAAATTATGTACCACGAAATGATTTCAAAGAATTCTCTGCTGAGATTCGGGAAATGTTCAACAAGGTTATGGATAAATTAGACAACAAGGCTGACAAATAACATGGCAAATGATCCACTGACTGCTGTTAGCGATTTGGCTAACACTGTAATTAACAAGATTTGGCCTGACAAAACTGAGGCTGAAAAGCAACAACTAGCAGCGGCAGTGGCAATTGTCCAAGGTCAGATTGACACAAACAAAGAGGAAGCTAAGAATCCAAATGTCTTTGTTTCGGGCTGGCGTCCTTTTATTGGCTGGGTATGTGGCGTTTCACTTGGTTACACATATATTGGCTATCCTCTATTGCTGTGGGCTTCTGCTGCATGGTTTCCTACTCTTAATGTCCCAAAGTTGGTTAATGATGGGATGCTCTATGAGTTGTTGTTTGGTATGCTAGGTCTAGGTGGTTTGCGTACATTTGAAAAGTGGAAAGGGGTTGCTTAATGTCAACATCCGGTACAACTACTTGGTCACTACAACGTGATGATGTAATTAACAGTGCATTGCGTAAGCTGGGGGTTCTTCCTGAAGGCGCCACAGCTAATTCTGCACAGATTACCGCTGGTGCTATTGCATTGAATGCTATGGTAAAAGGGTTTCAAACTGACGGTATGCCTGTCTGGGCTATTAAGGAGTACACCTTTTCTACAGTGGCTGGAACAGCTTCTTATGACATTGGTATTGGTAAAACAATAAATACGCCAATGCCATTGAAAGTGCTACAAGGCTATCGAATTGAGCAAACAGGAGCAGTTAATGTACCTTTACTTGTTTACAATCATTACGATTATGACTTACTTCCAGTCAATGCAGCTAGTGGAGAACCAGTCAATCTATTCTACCAACCTTTTAGTACCTATGGTACTTTAAAACTTTGGCCTACTCCATCTGATTCTGATACTACAATTACTATTGTTTTTCAGCGCCCTTTTGAAGATATGTCTTCTGCTACAGATGACTTTGACTTTCCACCGTACTGGACA